GGCGTGCCGCCGTATCGCAGCCAGCCCGAGGTGGCGGCCGAGAAGCAGGGTGCCTGACGGAAATGTGTTGACATGTCGCTTGTGTCACGCTATTTGTGTTATNGAGCAGACATGTGCCTAGAACGAGAGTTCTCCGCCGCGGCTTACGCCGCGGCGGTTTGCTTTCGGGGCCGCCGGCCCAATGAGGCCCACGCGGGGCATTGCCCGTAGGTGCATGAGGCCGGCGGCCCACTCTTTCCCCAGTCTCAGAAACAACCCCATGGACGGCAGGTGACCGGCCGTGGCGAACGTCTGCGGCGCGCGGACCCGGGCGGGCAGGCCGTGCCGGCGGCCGGCCGGCTGGGGGACGGATCACCCGGGCCGCGGCCGCTGTCGGTTCCACGGCGGGGCTAGCCCAGGGGCGCCAAAGGGAAACCGCAACGCCGTCAAGCACGGCCTCTATGAGCGAGTCGTGCGCGAGCGCCTGACTCCCGAGGAGCAGGCGCTGTTTGATGCCGTCAGCACCGAGCCGGACCTGCAGCACGAGCTGCGAATCCTCCGGTTCAAGCTCCTGCGGTTGCTGGGGCCGGTTGAGCGGAAGGTGGCCGTTGCAACGCCCGAGGGTACCGACGTGGTGGCCCTCGAGGTGGACGAGGTGACCAAGGCTTACGCCATCGAGAAGCTGGCCGACGGCATCCGGAAGATCGTGAAGGACCTGCAGGGCGCCGGCGAGGATGCGGCCATCGACAANCTGGTCGAGGCGCTGGCGGCCAGCCGGCGAGAGGTCCAGGGCGCGGGCGGCAACAACGAGGCGAGCCGGGATGGCGAAGGCGACGCCGTTTGAGTGGGGCCGGTTCGGGCCCAAGGCGCTGGACTTCCTGGCGAACAGCACGGCCCGCATCAACATCGCCCACGGCGCCGTCCGCTCCGGCAAGACCATTACCAGCATCGTTCGCTGGATCGAGTACGTGGCCACCGCCCCGCCTGGCGACCTGCTGCTGGCCGGAAAGACCGAGCGCACCGCCTACCGCAACGTCATCGCGCCACTGCAACAGATCCTCGGCGCCAGCCGGTGCCGGTACAACCGCGGCACGGGCGAGCTCTACATGCTCGGGCGGCGGATCTTCGTGGTGGGAGCCAACGACGAGCGCGCCGAGGGCAAGATCCGGGGCCTGACGCTGGTCGGTGCCTACGGCGACGAGCTGACCCTGTGGCCCGAGAGCTTCTTCCGGATGCTGATGACGCGCCTCTCGGTGGAGGGCGCCAAGTTCTTTGGCACGACCAACCCGGACAGCCCGTTCCACTACCTGAAGCGCGACTACCTGGACCGCGCCGGTGAGCTGGACCTGCGCCACTGGCATTTCCAGCTGGCCGACAACCCGAACCTGTCGCGCTCCTACATCGAGGCGCTGGAGCGGGAGTATACGGGGCTGTGGCGCCGGCGCTTCATCCTCGGCGAGTGGGTCCAGGCCGAGGGTTCCGTGTACGACATGTTCGACGAGTCGGTCCACGTGGTCGACGATCTGCCGGCCGATCCGGTCCACACGTGGATCGTGCCCATCGACTACGGCACGGCGAACCCGACGGCGTTCCTGCGGCTGGCCGTGATCCGGGACCGGCGGGAGCGGGTCGACCGGGTTTACGTGGTCGACGAGTACTACTACGACTCCGCCGCCGCCGGCCGGCAGAAGACGGACGCCGAATACAGCGCCGACCTGCGCCGGTTCATCGCCGGGATTCACCCGGTGATCTACCTTGACCCCAGCGCGGCGTCGCTGAAGGCGCAGCTACGCCGGGACGGCATCACGGGCGTCCGCGACGCCGATAACGACGTGCTGGCCGGCATCCGGCTGGTCTCGTCGTTCCTCGCGAACCGGCGCCTGTTCTTCCTCCGGGGCAAGACGCCCAACCTGCTCCGGGAGATCACGAGCTACGTGTGGGACCCGGCGGCGCAGCGGCGGGGCGAGGACCGGCCGCTGAAACAAGCCGATCACGCGCTGGACGCTCTGCGCTACGGCATCTACACGCACTTCAAGCGCGAGGCGCAGGCCCGGGCGCCGGTCCCGAAGCATCCGGCGTGGGCGTGAGGAGGACGCACCTCGATGGCGACCGAGCAGTACCCCATGCCCCCGTTCCTGGCCGTGGGCGCACCCTGGCCGCCGCCCGACCAGGCGGAGCGGCTGGCGGAGATTCGCGACTGGCGGGAGCTCTTTGAATGCCGCCACTCGCGGGTCTATGAGGAGCACTACAAGCGCCTACAGGACCCGTCGGTTGCGGCTGCTAGCGCCGGCGAGCCCCGGACGATCCTGGATCTGCTGGCGCGCATGCGGACGAGCCGCGAAACGTATGAGCAGGAGATCAACCTGCCCCAGGCCCTGTCGCTGCTCTGGGCGGACCTGATCGCCGGGGAGCCGCCGCGGTTTGGAGCGGGGCCCGTGGCCGAGGACGGCTCGGAACCCGGCGACGAGGAACGGGCAGCCATCGATCGGCTAGCCCGCGATCTGGTGGGCGAGGTACACGAGGCGGCCATCGAGCAAAGCGTGGCGGGCGATGGCGTGTTCGTGGTCACCTGGCGCCAGGGACGGGGCGCCCGGGTCACGGCCTACCCGGCGGACCAGTGGATTCCCTGGTCAGCGTCGGGCGACCCGAACGACATCACGGCGCATGTGCTGTTCCGCGAGACGCCGGACCCCAACGGGAGCGGGGCCACCATCCTGAACGTGGAGATCCACTACCCCGGCATGGTCCGCTACCGGCGCTACCGAGTACAGGGTGGCGAGATCGCGGCCGAGCTGGACCCGGAGCCGCCGGCCGGAGCCGAGGCGGACCAGGTGCTCGAGGGCGTTACCGAAACGCTGGTCCAGCACGCGCCCAACATCGTGAGCGCCCGGGGCATCCACGGCCTCAGCGACTACCGCGCCATCGAGACGCTGGTGGCCGAACTCGACGTGCGGGCCAGCCAGTGGGGGCGGCTGTTCGACCGGTTCACGGCGCCCACGATGTACGGCCCGGCGTCGGTGCTGAAGATGGACCCGATGACAGGCGAGTGGCGGTATGATACCAGCCCCGATGGGCGCTACATCCCCCTTGAGGACGGCGACAAGGAGCCCGGCTACCTGGTCTGGGACGCCCGCCTCGATGCTCAGCTGGAGGTCTGGGACCGGCTCCTCGACATGTGGTACACGGTCACCGGCACGACGCCGGCGGCGTTCAGCCTGTTCAAGGAGGGCGGGGCCCCGTCGGGTACGGCGCTGCGCCTGCGGTTGGCCCGCCCATTGCAGGTGGCCGGCCGCAAGCGCGAGCGCCTGGAGCCCGCCCTGCGACGGGCGCTGTTGGCCGCGCAGCAGCTGGAGGTGGCGATGGGTGGCGCCAAGTACCGCCCGGTCTGGCCCGTGATCTACTGGGGTGACGGGTTGCCGCACGACCCGAAGGAGGCGGCCGAGACCGAGGCGACCCGTATGCGCGAGGGGCTCACGTCCCGGAAGCGGGCGCTCATGCGGATGGATGGCGTCAGCGAGCAAGAGGCCGAACAGCTGGTGCAGGAGATCCTGGACGAGCAGGCGCTGGACCGGGCCGGACCGTTCTACATGCCCGGCGCGGAGCAGGGGCTCAACGGGCCGGGCGGGGAGGCGTAGGCCGTGGAGGGGATGATCCACGAGTACGAGCGCACCGTCGTGATTCGGATGCGCTACCGCGTCGAGTCGGGCGACCGAGTGACCGCGTGGATGCGGATCGACTCGGACGTGCCCGACCGCGACACATTGCTGGGCCTGCTGACCCGGGCGCAGTGGGAAGTCAATCTGGCCCGCGATGAGCAACATGACCGCCTGGAGGTCAGCGGCCTGCCCCCGTGGGACCCGGAGGAGGACGATGAGGACGGCGACTAGCCGCCCTTCCGCCGCTTCTCCTTCGGCGGTAGCGGCCGCGTCTCCACAACGATGGCCCACGGGCCGTAGCCCTTGGCGTTGAAGACGATGGGGCAGTGGAAATCGCCCTTGCCGTAGTAGTGCTGGCCGCGGGGGATGACGATCCAGCCCTTCTCGCGCATGAACTGCCGCGTGGCCATGCGGCCCAGGAGAATGCGCACCGGGCGCTCCCGGCGCTGCCTGCACAGCCAGAAGCGGTAGTTGATGCCGAGATGGACGTTGCGCCGGTCCTGCGGCCAGTACCAACCGGGGTTCTCGATCATGGCACACCACCCCAACCTGTTAGCATTCGCCAGCGGCGGCCCGAACCCCGCCCGAGGAGGCGCACGAAGCCATGGCCGAGCCGCACCCGACCGACCGCGTGGTCCGCGAGCTGATCCGGCGCTACACCGAGGCCCATGAGAGGACCAAGGAGCGCCTGGAGGCGGCCCTGAAGGAGGACCGCAAGCGCCCGGCACAGGTCTACCGGGCCTGGATGCGCGAGATCCAGCAGGAGCTCGCGCGGCTGCGGATGCTGACGCTGCAGTGGGCCGCCGGGGGTGAGGGCGAGGCCGGAGCCATCGAGCAGGCGTGGACCCAGGCCGCCGAGGAGGCCCTGCGGGAACTGCAGCGGGCCGGTCAGGACGTGCCTCAGAGCCTGCTGGTCATTCCCCGCGATGCACTGCAGGCGGCGGTGGAGCAGCTGGTGCTAAGCCTCGACGAGGCGCTGTGGATGGCCGCGCGGCAGGCGCAGGGGCTGATGGCCGCCGCCGCGACGCTAGACCAGGGCGAGCGCACCCGCCAGGAGCCTCGCATCATCGGCCGGCGCGTCAACGACGAACTGCGCCGGGCGGGGCTCGAGGCCACGGCGCGGAAGATTGCCGAGGGACTCAGTGTCCGCGACATGCGCCGCGTCCTCATCGAGGACTTAGTCCAGCGTGGCATCACGGTGGTCACCGATCAGGCCGGCCGGCGGTGGTCGCTCGAAGCCTACGCCGACATGGTGGCGCGGACGACGAGCCGGGAGGTGTACACCGAGGGAACCATCCGGGTGGTGCAGCGGGCGGGGCATGACCTGGTCCAGATCAGCACGCACTGGCCGACGTGCGATCTATGCGCCGCCCGCCAGGGCCGCGTGGTCAGCCTCTCCGGGCGCACAGAGGGATGGCCGACGCTGGACGAGATCGGCCGGCCGCCGTTCCACCCGCGATGTGGGCATAGCGCATCGCCGGTTGTCATCGACATGCTCGACCCCGACGAGGTCCAGCGCCTCCGGGAGCTGTCGAACCGCCCGCTGGACGTGGACCCGCGTTCCCGCGAGGAACGCGAGGCGTATGAGCGGTCGCAGCGCATCAACGCCCTACGCCGGGAGCGGCGGCGGCTCCAGGCTCAGCTGGCCTCGGGCGAGGTGCCGCTGAACCAGCACATGCAGCGGTGGGGAGAGGAGCTGCAGCGCTCGGACCTGAGTTCCGAGCGCCGGGCCGAGCTGGAAGAGAAGCTGGGCGCCGCCGCCGAGCGCTGGGAGGAGCGCGCCCGAGCCCGGCTCCGCGAGATCAACGCAGAACTGCGGCAACTGAACCGCGAGCAGCGCGAGGCCATCCAGCGGACGCACCGCGAGATGATGGAGCGGAGGCGACGCGGCAATGCCGCTTAGGAAGGGCCGTAGCCGGAAGGTCATCAGCGCCAACATCCGCACCCTCGTCCGCGAGGGATACCCGCAGAAACAGGCGGTGGCCATCGCGCTGCGAGTGGCTGGCAAGAGTCGAAAGGGCAAGCGCAAGGGCAAGTAGCCGACAGGTTTGACCGCAAGTTTCCCGGGGCCCGCCAGGAGCGGGCCCTAATTCTTGGGCCAGGTGCCCGTGAGGAGGAGCCAGGTGCTCATGAGCGACGTCAACAACAACCCGACCCCCGCGCCGGCGGATCCGCAGCNGGCTCCCGAGCCGAACCCNGCGCCGCAGCCGAATCCGCAGCCCGAGCCGAAGCCACAGGGCCGCGTCTACAGCGAGGACTACGTCCGGACGCTGCGGGACGAGGCGGCCGGTTATCGCACCCGCCTGCGGGCCACGGAGGCGGCCATCCGGCAGGCGCTGGGGCTGGCGCAGGACGCCGCCCTGCCTGACGACATCGCCGCCGCTCTGAATGGGCTGCGGGAAGCGGGCAAGCGCGAGGCGGAGAAGGTGGCCGAGCGGGCCCGGGCGGCCCTGCTCAAGGCGGCCTTCGTCTCCGCCGCCGCCGGCAAGGTCGTCGACCCTGAGGATGCGTTCATCCTGGCGAGCCAGGAGCTCGCCGACGCCGAGGTGGACCTGGAGTCCGCCACCGTCAAGGTCCGGCCCGGCCCCGACGGCAAGGAGCGCACGATGGCTGACATCGTGGAGGCGCTGCTGCAGCGCAAGCCCCACCTCCGGGCCCAGGCGGCCGCGGCGGGTGTGGGCGGCACGGCGCCGGCTGGCGGGGTATCGGGCAAGGAGTCGCCGCAGGAGATCGCCCGCCGCATTGCCGAGCAGCGCCGTGGCGCGCAGGCGGGCGGGGAGCGCAAGAGCTTCTGGGATCGCTACCGGTGAGGAAAGGAGCGTGAGCAGCCGTGAACATGAACCCGCGCGTGGAGAACCTGCCACAGGCGGACGTGGAGTTTCTGGCGTCTGCGCACTACGTGACCAAGCCGGTCACCATCGACGCCAGCACGGTGCCCGCCGACGGAAACGGCGACAAGATCCTGCGGGCCGGGACGGTGCTGGGC